TAAATAGCAGACCAGTCAATCTTGCCAATTGTGCCTACATATGCGTTGTATTCTTCTCTTGAAATTTCGCTATATGGTTGCTGTGGATAAACCTTATCTCCCATTGGCAAGAAAGATACAGCCTTTAGCTGGCCTTCGTACATATTTAATGCTGGAGCAACAAACTTCTTTTCAGTCTCTTTGTCAAATGAAAGTGTTACAGAAACACCATTATCTGACCAATACTTCTGGGCTGTTGCTGCTAGACCAATCTTCTCAAATAGACTTACTTGTTTTTCTGCACGCTTGTGTCCTGAAGCAACTGGGAAGTATACCACTGAGGTATTTGCTGATACTAGATCTGCTTCAATCTTGTACCCTGCAGCTTTAAAAAGATGAAGCATTGGATCAGTATTTCCAAAACGAATTGCACGTAAATAGAATTCTCCACCTGGGCCCCAATGAACTCCAGGAGTTGCACCAGAAAGAAGTGAAACAGATCCTGATGGCTTAACTGTTGTTACACGAACTGACTCACGTACACAAAGCCATTCTGAGTACTTGTGGTCATAGTGACGGATCTTTTTGTATCCCTCATCCATCCATTGGCGAGTTGTTGGAAGACCATATGTATCTGCAAATGATGCAATACCTGTCAATGAAGTTCCAATACGACGGTTACGTTGCATAATACCGTTTGTTTGTGGCCAGTGTGTTGGAAGAAGTGTTACAGTCTTTCCATAAAGGTACGCAAACTTCAACGTCTTGAGGAAGTCCTCCTTAGATTCATGACGATTCAAGTGCACTTCTACAAGTGTACAAAGTTCGTATGATTCCAATGGCTGCTCCGCACAAGGGTTGAAGCCCATAATGCGACTGTCCTTATAATCAGGAGCATCCGCAAGACGGCCATAATCACGGGCAACATCAAGCCAGATAAAACCTGGCTCTCCATTGTCTGCAATTAAATCTACATAGTCTTCATATTTTGTTCCAACTGTTGCTGAGATAGAGTTATTTGACATCCATGCCCAACCTGGCTTTTCTGGATCATATGAATTACGTTCTGGAAATACTTCTGGATTCTTAAGATTAATGAATCCATCATCTTCTGGAGTACCAAGTGCAAGAGTAGCAGAACGACGAACATTTCCTGATACCACACAGGTACCAATAAGATTAATAATGTCAACAATAGCACGGCTGTCTAAGAACTCTCCTGCCCTAGAACCAATTACATTGCGAATACGTGTATGGAGATCAATCAGTGGTGCTGGACCGCTTGCAACGCCTCCAAAGCCCTTAATAGGGGCTCCTAGAGGACGGATTAGGTCATAGTTGAAAAGCTGAATTGATTGATTCTGGCGTAGGAATGAGTTAATCAGCATACGAACTGATTCAACCCAGCCTTCACGAGTATCAGGAATTTCATAAGTTGACTCTGGTTCTGTGGGTGCATATATTGACATTTTTTTGTCTTGTCCAAGGGTATCAAATCCAACTCCAATGCCCAGCATTAATGCGTCCATTACCCAAGCAAATAATGCACCAGGATCATTACGATCAAGGTCTCTAGTTGAAACCATTGCACAATTTTGTAGGGATGAAGAGTTACGCTTCTCCATAGTCATTGGTGTACCAAATGCCCAAAGACCACGACCTGGTGGAGTCCACTTTAATTCAAACATTCTTTGAAAGGCTTCCTGTGCAGACTTCTGTGCTTTGTTATCATTCCATGGTAAGCGATTATCTTTAGCATGATTTTTTTGAACTGAATACATACCCTCAATTACACGACGACAAACCTCATGCCATCGTTCTTTTGTTCCGTCTTCTTTAACACGAGAATATGTACGAATAAACGTTATCTCTCCTAATGAGTTTGACCCTGCATCTGAAAATCCAAATGGGGCTGGAGTAAATTGATATTTATTTACAAAATCTTCTGATAAACGAAATGAAAATACGCTCTCTAACATTTTTATGTACCTTTCAAAGTAAAATTAACGGAGTGCTTTATGTTTTCTAAAGCAGTACCTAAGTATAACATACTTTAAAAAGAAAAACACGCTCATAAAGAGCGTGTAAATCTTTAGTATAGAGTTAGTACTCTATTATTTAATAAGTACTATGCTGTTAGATCTCCGATTAGTACCCAAGTATTTTCAGCACGCTTGATAAGTGTTGCTCCACCCCATTGTGCTCTAATCTTAAGTCCTGGAGTAGCATTAACTGTTACTCCTGCAGTAGCTGCTACTGTTGTTTGTCCTGAACCAACTTGTAGTATATCAATTTGAGTTCCGACTGGATATGCAACTGATGAGTTTAGTGGTACTGTCAGTGTGTTTGCAGAACCAACATTCATTTCAACTAATTTTCCTCTGTCAGCCAATACTAGAGTGTATGATGCTGTCTGTGCACTGGTAGCAATTTCTGAAAGAACAACGTTACCAGATCCATCTTCATTTGTAATCATTGCTGCAAAGTTAGCAGATGTTGGAGTTGCAAGGAATGTTGATACTCCAGTTCCAAGACTTGATAATCCTGTTCCGCCATTTGCTGCAGTAAGTGGGTTTGTAAGTGTTAGTGTAGGAATTGTTGCTGTACCAGTAAACGTTGGTGAAGCAAGTGGGGCATAAGTTGATGCTGCAGTTGCTGAAGCGAGCTTAAGATCAAGTGCTGTTTGTGTAGCAGTTGATATTGGCTTTGCTGTATCTGCTGTGTTGTCAACTGAACCTAGACCAACCATTGACTTTGTTATACCAGACACAGTACCTGTGAATGTTGGTGAGGCAAGTGGAGCTTTTAATCCAATTGAGTTTGTTATTGTTGTTGAGAATGATGCGTCATTTCCAAGAGCAGTTGCTAACTCATTAAGAGTATCTAATGCTGCTGGTGCTGATGCTACTAAATTTGAAACTGCTGTTCCAACAAATGCTGTTGTAGCAACCTGAGTTGTATTTGTTCCTGCTGTTGCTGTAGGTGCTGTGGGAACTCCAGTAAGTGCTGGTGACGATAGTGGTGCTTTTAGATCTAGAGCTGTCTGAGTTGCTGTAGATACTGGCTTAGCTGTATCTGCTGTGTTATCAACAGATCCAAGGCCAACCATAGACTTTGTTATACCAGAAACTGTACCAGTAAATGTTGGGCTAGCAATTGGTGCCTTTAAATCTAAAGCTGTCTGAGTTGCTGTTGAGACTGGCTTAGCTGAATCAGCTGTATTATCAACAGACCCTAGCCCAACCATAGACTTGGTAATACCAGAAACTGTTCCAGTAAATGTTGGTGAAACTAGTGCTGCCTTAGTGTCAATCTGTGTTTGAATTGCGGATGTTACGCCATTTAAGTAACCAATTTCTGTGTCATCAACATTTGCTACCTTAGCTTGAATTGCTGTTGTATTTACAGAAATTGCTCCAGTTGCATCGTTGTATGACAATCCTGTACCGACAGAATTTCCAATAGCATCCTGTGCTCTTTCATCTGTAAAGTACTTGTTGTTTGATCCTTCTGTAAGGTTATCTGTTGTTGAATCACCAACACCATTTTCAGCAGTTATGACCAGACCAGTCTTACTACCTGTAATAGTAATATTAGTCTTTGTTGCTGAGGTTAGAAGGTTTGCTGCAGCAGTTATTGCGTCATCTCTAACAATAGTATCTTGATCATTAACATAAGAAGATGTAGCTAGTAGTGCAGTATTTGCAATACCGTGGACATCTGTTGTATCTGAATTATGTGTTGAAACTGCTGTATCTGCATAAGTCTTTGTTGCTACAGTTGAGTCAATGTCATATTGATCAGTTCCTGCGTTCCAGTCAATTCCTACGCCAGCTGCTGCTGACTGAGCATCTGTAACATCACCAACCGCTTCATCAACATATGCTGTTGTAGCAAGAGGGGATATTGCTGTTGCTATTGCTGTAGCTTGTGCTGTTGAAACTGGCTTTGATAAGTCTGACGTGTTGTCAACATTTGAAAGCCCTACTGAAGACTTTGTGAGGCCTGATACCGCATTTGAAACTGCAGTTGAAATTGCTGAAGTTGTAGCAGCTGTTGTAGCAAGTGGAGCAATTGCTGTTGCTATTGAGCTAGAAACAAGTGTCTGTGTTGCAAGCTGTGCAGTATCTTCAATACCATGTATACCTGTTGTATCAGATGCGTGAGCAGAAAGATTTCCTCCAGCAGTGTTTAATGTACTTGTAATTTGTGTATCAACATAAGATGTACTTGCTTTTGTTGCAAGGGAGGCAGTCATTGTTGCTGCATATGATGCATCATCATTAATTGCTGCTGCTAGCTCATTAAGAGTATTGAGTGCTCCAGGTGCTGAGTCAATAATACTTGCTACAGAAGCGTCTGTATAGGCTGCTGCTTGTGCAACTGCTGCATCTGCTCCTGCCTTGGCAAAGGCCGTTGTTGCAACTTGTGTTGTATTTGTTCCTGGTGCTGCAGTTGGTGCAGTTGGTGTACCTGTTAGAGCTGGTGATGCAAGAGGAGCCTTTAGGTTAAGCGCTGTTTGTGTATCAGCTGAGATTGGTTTTACTGTGTCTGCTGTATTGTCAACATTTCCAAGGCCTACATCTGCTTTTACAAGTCCCGCAGGAGCTGTAATTGTTTTGTTTGTTAAAGTTTGTGTACCAGTTAATGTTGCTACGGTTGAATCAATGTCAATTGTAATTGTATTTGCATTATCATCATAAGTCTTATCTAATCCAGTACCAGCAACAATTGCTGTATTTACTGCATCCTGTGCAAGCTCTGTAATTTCAGAAGAGTTTGCCTTTAGATTAAGTGCTGTTTGTGTTGCTGTAGAAACTGGTTTATTGGCATCAGAAGTATTATCAACATTACCAAGACCAACATCTGCCTTTACTAATCCTGCTGGAGTAGTAATGGTCTTGTTAGTTAGTGTTTGTGTTCCTGTTGTTGTAACTAAAAGTGAAGTATCTGCAATACCATGGATGGCTGTTGTATCTGCTTGGTGGTTAGAAAGGTTTGTGGCAACTGTTGTAAAGAAAGCTGGATCATCGCCAATAGCTGCTGCCAGTTCATCAAGAGAGTTAAGGAGTCCTGGTGCTCCAGCAATGGTTGTAGCAAGATCAACGAAGTATGATAGGTTTAACCAGTGGTTTACTCCATCACCAATTTTAAATTTATTTGTGTCTGACTCATAGCCAATTTCACCTATTGCTAGGATTGGACCATTTCCGCTATTTGTAGAGATCCACTGCGCTGCAGTGCCTCTACGCTGTTGCATTCTTGTTGCCATTTACTTGCTCCTCCAGGTATCAGTAGTAATATTATAACAGATTTTAATTGAAGTTATCAATTGAACTTCCGCCATCCCACGTTTCTGTGAATACAGTAGTATTGTATGCACCAGTTTCTATTAGTGCTCCCACTGTGTCATATGATCCACCCTCAATGAATATACTTGCAAGCATACCATTTCCATCAATAGATGTATCGTGAATATGCTCTTGTAATAATTCTGCATCTGCCATATTTGCTAAAGCAACCCACTGATTATTATAATAAACATGAACTCTATTATAAACAGTATCATAGTACAGTTGTCCATTTTCTGGACTTGCTGGAGCTATTGATAATACATCCATAGGTCCTGTTACAGAATCTACATATGCCTTAGTCGCTGCATGTGTTGAAATAGTAGGAGTTCCTACTGTTACTGCACCGCCAAAAGTTCCACCAAGGCCAACGATTATGCCATTCTTTACTTTAAAATCTTTATTAACCGTTGACACTTGGCTTCTCCTTTGTTAGATTACTTTAGTAGTGTTCCGACAACAGTGACTGTTGAGGAATTGTTAGCAGTAGTTACTAGAAGTTGTACATTTGATCCGCTGACGCCTGCTGATATAGTCATTGCTGAACCATTTGTTCCAATTGTTCCGTACTCTGTTATTGCAATATTGTCAGCTGTATCAAGTGTCAAAAGAACCTTTGATATTTCTGTATGAACTCCATAAGCAGTCTTAACCAAGAACTCTGCTGAACGATAATCTGCCTTAGCAAAAGCGTATGCTACGTTTGAAGCACTTGCTGTTGGTACAGAAATTGTTGCAGCTACCTGAGTTGCAAGAGCGTTAATGTCTACTTCTGTAAAGTTTGGAACAACTGCTTCAAGAGCAGTTACTGCACGAGCATTTGTGAAGTAAAGATTTGTACCTTCTGCAAGGTTGGTTGTTGTAGAGTCTGCCACACCGTTTTCTGCGGTAATAACAAGACCTGAACCTGAACCAGTAATTGTGATATTTGTAAGTGTTGCACCAGTCAAAAGATCTGCTGCTGCTGATTTAGCACGAGCTGTTGTATGATAAAGGTTTGATCCTTCTGCTACATCTGATGTTGTAAGTGCATCTGCGTATGCAATTGCAGCTGCTTGTGCAGCATTAGCCTTAGTTGTAGCATCTGATGCTGCTGCTGTAGTTGCTGCTGACTGTGCTGCATTAGCTTTAGTTGTAGCATCTGTTGCGGCTGCAGATATAGCTTCTGACTTAGCAGTTGCTACTGTTGTTGCAGTTGCAAGAACTGAGGTATCTGCAATTCCGTGAATGTTTGTTGTGTCTGATTCGTGTGAAGAAAGTGCTGCTGCTGCTGTTGCTTCTGCACCTGACTTAGCATTGTTGGCTTTTGTAGTTGCATCTGAAGCTGCAGCAGACTGAGCTGCGTTGGCCTTAGATGTAGCATCGGCTGATGCTGTTGCCTCTGCTGCTGCTTGGGCTGCGTCTGCTTCTGCCTTAGCAAATGCTGTAGTTGCAACCTGAGTTGTATCAGTGTTTGCAGCTGCAGTAGGTGCTGTAGGTACGCCAGTCAATGCTGGTGAAGCTAATGGTGCTTTTAGAGCAAGTGCTGATGTAAGTGTTGTAGTGTAGTTAGCATCGTCATTAATTGCTGCTGCTAATTCATTTAATGTATTAAGAAGTGCTGGTGCACCGTCAACAAGATCGTCTACTGCGTCTGCAATTGCTGTGTTACGGTTTGAAACTTCTGTTGCAATTGCTGCTGAGATTGCTGATGTACTTGCTGATGCTGCTGCAGAAATTGCTTCTGTTTTAGCTGTTGCTACATTTGCAGTAGTTGCCAGAAGAGAAGTGTCTGCAATGCCGTGAACATTTGTGGTGTCTGCTTCGTGATTTGTAAGTGCTGTAGCTGCTGCTGAGATAGCTGCTGCCTGTGCAGCGTTAGCCTTTGAAGTTGCGTCTGAGGCTGCGGTTGCTACGGAGGCTGCATCACCAGAAACTCTTAGGGCTGCTTCTGCAGATACCTTAGATGTTGCGTCAGCTGCTGCTGTTGAAACTGAAGCTGCATCTCCTGAGACTCTAAGAGCTGCTTCTGCTGCTACCTTACTGGTTGCATCTGAGGCTGCAGCAGATTGTGCAGCTGCTGCTGCACCGTATGCATCATAAGTGTTTGCTGTTACAGATACTGCGCCTGTTGAGTCATTGTATGAAAGACCAGTTCCAACATTGTTTCCAATGGCATCTTGTGCTCTTTCATCTGTGAAGTAAAGGTTTGTGCCTTCTGCAAGATCTGCAGTATCATGGTTTGAAAGGCTTGATACTGTACCAGTTACGTTACCTGTTACGTTTGCTGTAATTGTTCCTGCAGCAAAGTTTCCTGAAGCATCACGCTTTACAACTGTGTTTGCAGTGTTAGCAGATGTTGCTGTACCGCCGATAAGACCAACTATGTAGTCTTGATCTGCTTGCTTTTTTGTAAGAATGTCAAAATTGTTGACTGTAGCTGTTAAGCCTTCAACAATCAGCCCATTCTTTACCTTAAAGTCTTTATTTACTGTTGCCATTTCTTATCTCCTTGTTGGTTAAGCCTTTAAACCCATACGAGCAAATCGTACGGTTATAGGCGTAATACCCACTACTGGCGTTACAGAAATATTTACTGTATTCGCCACCCTAGAGACGCTAATGGTGCCAATATTCCCATCGTTGTCTATTGTTCCATATTCGCTGACGTTTACATTTGTACCGTCAACAAGTATTGTTAGTTCTGTTGCATAAAATTTATTATCTCCAGCAGATGTCTTCTTTATGGAGATTAAATACTTTACCATTCTCCAGACAGTACCGTCAAAGTTATCAATTACTGTTGCATTCTGAATATCTGAAATAGTATTTTCATTATTTCCAGAAGTACCTAGGTCTGTTGCCTGTGCTGCTGTTGAATCAATTAGGTTTTCGTAATCCGTTTGTGATGGACGGTCACCTGTTTGAAATGTAGTTTTTACTGTGCTAAGCGGTAGTCTGGACATATGCCCATTATATCATATTTATATCAAAGTATATAGTTACTAAAGCCAATAATCTGAAGCGGAATAGGTACAAAAGAGTTAGGTCCAGCACCTTCAATACGAATGGCTGTAAACCTAATTCTAAAAGGAAGCACAGAGCTAACTACAGAAATGTTTGGTGTAGCAGTAATTGATGATTTTATAGAAAAGTCTGACTCTATTAACTTTGTTTTTACTGGTCTATCTTCATAAATTTGAACAGAGGCCATTATGCAGTCACATCTTCAAGGACAATAAGTTTGCCTTGAGCTACCGTCCAAACTATTGCATCTTGTGGTAAAGAAACCTCAATATCAAAAATATCATTTGTATTAAGAGTAAGGGTTTGTGCTGCTGTTAATGAAACAGTAAATTCTCCAATTAAATCATTTGCATCTTGAAAAGGAACCAGAGTATACAGCAATGATGCATTATCTGTAATTACACCAGAAACAACTGGAGCTGCTGGGCGCTTAATTTGCATAGAGATCCGCCAGTCTGGAATATTTAGTGGCAGCTTAGCATCATCTGTTAGATAAACTTTAAATGATGACGTATCCCCTCTAACAAATGTCCAATTAACAAATGGTGGGGCTTCTCCAATATCGTATGTAGACGCTTGTCCTCTATATGTAGCCATTTTTATATTATACCACGATGAAAATAAGAAATTACGACATTTAAAATAATTTAAATAAATATCACAAAAACTTGCTTTTTAGGGAATTTGGATGCTATACTTGTATAGTGCTACCAACTGGTAGCATCTTTAGTCTCTAGGAGGTTATTATTATGAGAAGAGATAAGAAGGTTTGGATTGGAATCCTTGCACTACTTGGTTTGGTTGCTCCTTTTAGCAATGCTGCCAATGCTATAAATACCGAAAATAATCTGAGTAAACCAGCAGTTTCTGAAGCTTTAACCGCCAAGGCGGTTTTTTTGGTTTCTAAGCCTAAAAGTTTAGTCAGCGTAAAAAAGAACCTTGATGTTCTGTACAAGTATCAAGATGCTACTAGCCTTACAGATGCCCAATTAAAGCAATTGTTATACGCAGTTGGCTTTCGTGGCCAAGGCCTTGTAAAGGCTTGGGCGGTAGCTAAAAAAGAGTCTAATGGCCGTCCTATGGCTTTTAATGGTAATGAAAAGACTGGCGACAACTCTTACGGTATATTCCAGATAAATATGATTGGAATGCTAAAAGAAGATCGCAAGGCAAAGTTTGGCATTAACTTTAACAGTGAATTGCTAAATCCTGTTATTAATGCACAGGTTGCATATCATATGAGTAATGGCGGTAAAGACTGGTCTTCTTGGCATGGAATAACGCCAAAGACTAAGGTTTGGATGACAAGGTTTCCTGCCTAGTATTAGCCAAATTTACTACTACTGATGTGATTCATTTCAATATGATTAATGTTAAAGTGGCTTGGAAGCTCTGATACCCATCTAATTGACTCTGCAAGATCTTCAGCAGTCAATGCTATTTCACGTTTTTCTTCTTGTGTGTCAATAGTTCCTGGACATATCTCAGTAACCTTAATTCCATAGGCAGGGAACTCTAGCCTCATAGTATCAACCAAAGCCATCATTCCTCTTTTAGCATTTATATAATTTCCACCACTACGGTATGGAACCTTACCGCCTAAAGAGCTAACAAATATAATTGTTGGAGATTTAGACTTCTGCATGCAGGGAACAAAAAGCTGAGAAAGATACATTGGTCCAGAGACATTTATTTCATAGGCTATTCTAAAGTTGTCCATTGTTTCATTAATAAGCATTGTTGGTCCTGAACCGCCCCCAGCATTATTTACTAAAAGGTCAAGAGTTATATCTTTATATTTTTCAAAGAAAGCTTTAATTTCGTTTGGATTTGTAATGTCCATTTTATATGTTTCAACATTATCTGAAATTAAGTCATTTACTTTTGACAAATTTCTTGAAACAGCTATAACCTTGTAGCCATTTTCAGATAAAAGTTTTACTGTAGCATATCCAACACCTTTGCTGGCGCCTGTAACTATTGCTGTTTTCATCTGTTATTAGTAGGCTGTGTGCCACCAGAAAGGTCGTTATACCAATGCATAGGGATCATGTACTTAAATCCACTTTTTACAAGGTGGGCTGTATGGTGATAGGGTGGAGAAGATGGGAATATAACTACGCTTCCTGCTTCTGGTTTAAAACCTATTGTCACCCTGTCTGTTTCTTTTGATAAAGAGTAGTCTTCTAGTGGCTTACCCATAATAATTGGTGCATCTGGAGACTCTATTGTAAATGATAACTCCCCGCCTTCATAATCATCATTTAAGTACATTACCAAAGAGTATCTAAGTCTAGTGTCCCCTTCTTGCTGATCAAAATGTGCACCCATAAAAGTTCCTGCGCTATACTTTTTAATATCAAAAGCTGGCAAAATCATTGGTTCTTCCATATCTCCTTTTGAAACAGCATAGTCTTTACAAACATTATAGAATAGATCTGTTATTGTGTTGTATATGTAACTTACAGGGTTGGTATCTTTGTCTGCCGTTTTTTCTAAATCAGAGGGCTCAACAGTTTTTTGAGAACCATACAGATACATTTCTCCACTACAGGCTGTCCATTCATTCCATTTAGTTAAAGAAGTACCATAGTCTTCAGCCTCAGTTGACTCAATAATTTCTATAAATTTTTGTGGATCTGGTATTGCATTTTTATAGTAATATATGTTTTCTTCAAGTATTTCTCTATTCATTACATACTT